TCTGAGCAACGCGACCTTTTCCAACATTGAACACCAGGCAATCGAGTTCGTCGTTGACACGATCCTGCGCTGGGTCCGGCGCGCCGAAATGCGCTTCAACGCCTATCTGCTGTCGGCTCGCGAACGGGCCGCCGGCTATTACATCGCCTTCGATCTCAAAGGGCTGTTGCGCGGTGACGCCACGTCGCGCGCCAACTTCTATCGGGCGATGTTCTACATCGGCGCGATGAACCCGAACGAAATTCGCGGGGCCGAGGACATGAACCCCTATGCCGGCGGCGAACAGTTCTTTGTCCAGGGCGCGACCCTGCCGATCGATGCGCTGCTGAACACGCCGGCCGGTGCCGGCATCCGTGAACTGGTCGATCGCGCGATCACCGAGGCCGTGGCGCGCGTTGAAGAGGAAAGGCGAGTGAAGGCATGAACCATCCGTTGAAGCCGGCCGGTGACATCGAACGCCGGATCAATGTCTGCAACATGGAAATCCGGGCGGCCGCCGATGGCGAACCGACTCGCCTTGTCGGCTATGCGGCCGTGTTCGGCGAACTGTCGGATAACCTCGGGGACTTCCGCGAAAAGATCGCCCCCGGCGCGTTCGCAAAGTCGCTTGGCGGCGACGTGCGGGCACTGTTCAACCATGATCCGAACCTGATCCTCGGCCGGACCAAGGCCAAAACCCTGTCGTTGCGCGAAGATCAGCGCGGCTTGCTGGTGGAAATCACTCCGCCGGACACGCAAGTTGCCCGTGATCTGGCGGAATCGATCCGCCGGGGCGATGTCGATCAGATGTCGTTCGGCTTCCGCACCAAAAAGGACGATTGGGAAGAGGACGCCAAGGGCGACATCATCCGCACGCTGATCGAAGTGGACATTTTCGACGTGTCGCCGGTGACGTTTCCGGCCTATCCGACCACGGAAATCGCGGTGCGATCGCTGGACGCATGGAAGGCGACCAAGACGCCGGCCGCGGCGGCCGATTACTCCAACGAACGGCGCAAGCTGGACCTGTTGGGGCTGTAAGTTGACCGCCTCGGCCGATTGGCTGGGGCGATTGTCGCGTGTTCCCCGTTCGCGGGACTCGAAGGGGCAGCATGGGGCGGCCCGTTTTAGCACGAAAGGCTATAAAATGACTCTGAAAGAGCTTCGCGAAAAGCGGGCAAAGCTGATCAAGGATGCGCGCGCCATTCTCGACAAGGCCGACACGGAAAAGCGCGCGATCACGACCGAGGAACAGGGGCAGTATGATGCCATGTTCACCGAAGCGGATGGCCTGCGGTCGCGTATCGAGCGCGAAGAGCGTCAGCGGGAAGCCGAGCGCGAACTTGAAGAGTCGCTGGGCAACGACGCGGACGAAGAGCGGTCCAACAACCGCCGCAACGGCAACGATCGCAACGAAGATCGCGGCCGGCAGAGTGCCGAAACCACGCTGGTGATGAATGCGTTCCGTTCCGTGCTGCGGGGCGAAGTGCCGACCGAGGGGTTGGCCGAGCTGCGGGCGCTTTCGGCTGGGGTGAATACCGAGGGCGGCTATATCGTCGCGCCGGAAGTGTTCATCACGTCGCTGCTCCAGGCCATGGATGATGAAGTGATCGTGCGCCAGCTCGCGACGGTGCTGCCGATGACTTCCGGCGCGTCGGTCGGCATCCCGTCACTGGATTCCGATCCGGCTGATGCCGACTGGACGGTTGAGCTGGCGACCGGCTCGGAAGATTCGAGCATGGCGTTCGGCAAGCGCGTCATGCAGCCGCATCCGGTGGCCAAGCGGATCAAGGTCAGCCAGCAACTCTTGCGCATTTCGGCGCTTCCGGCGGAATCGCTGGTGCGGTCGCGCATGGCCTACAAGTTCGGCGTGACGCAGGAAAAGGCGTACATGACCGGATCGGGCAACAAGCGGCCGCTCGGGGTGTTCGTCGCCAGCAATGACGGCATCCCGGTTTCGCGCGACGTGTCCAGCGGTAACGCGGCGACCTATCCGACCTTCGATGGCCTGATCAACGCCAAGTATTCGCTGAAGGCCGGTTACTGGAATCGTGCCGACTGGATTTTCCATCGCGACGTTGCGCGGGAAATCGCCAAGCTCAAGGATGGGCAGGGGCAATACATCTGGCGCGAAAGCGTCCGTGATGGTGAGCCCGATCGCCTGCTCGGCCGGCCGACGCATCTGTCGGAATACGCGCCGAACACGCTGACTTCCGGGCAGTATGTCGGCATTCTCGGCGACTTCTCGCACTACTGGATTTTGGACTCGCTGATCTTCCAGCTCCAGCGGCTCAACGAGCTGTATGCCGAAACCAACCAGGTCGGCTTCATCGGCCGCTATGAAGGCGACGGCGCGCCGGTGCTGGCCGAGGCGTTCGCGCGCGTCAAGCTCGGCTGATCCGGCCTGTCGCCGGCGACGAAGTAGAGAACGCGGGCCGGGCACCGACCCGCGTTCTGTCTAAAGCGAAACCCGATCCGACCAACCAACCGAAGGAACAAGATCATGAATCCCCGCCTGCTTTCTGACATGGTGATCGGTGAAGTCGGCGCGCCGATCGGCGCGGCGAACAACACCGACTCCAATTCCGACATTCTCGACATGGCCGGTTTCGAGGGCGTCGTTTTCGTCGGCACCGTCACCGACTCGGTGGCGACCGGCGTGGCCACGCTCAAAGTCGAACAGAGCGATGCAAATGCCGATGGCGCGATGGCTGCAATCACCGGGGCAACCGCCTCGGCCACGTGCGCGGTCAATGACGACATCAACGACAAGGTGCTGATGGTCGAGGTCTATCGCCCGGCCAAGCGCTACGTCCAGGGCGTGCGCGTTTCGGCCACGGCCAACATCGCGTTCGGGTCGCTGATCGCGATCCGCTACGGGTCGAGGAAACTGCCGGTCACCGCTGACTCGACGGTGCTGGCATCGGCATCGGTGACCCCCTCGGCCTAACGGCCGGGGCGCGGGTTGCCGCGCCGGGCCGGCGTGATGGGGCGCGCGCCGGCCCGGTAGTTCTGAATTCGATCCCTCCGACCCCATGCGATTGGAAAAGTCCCGATGATGCGCATCACACTTCTGACCACAATGGCCGGCCCTACGCTGACCGCCCAAGCGGGCGAAACCGTCGAGGTCACCGACGAAATGGGGGAGGCACTGAAAGCCGGCGGCTATGCCAAAGACCCCAAGCCGGTTGCCGCCGGCCGATCGGACGCGGCGTTCATGGCGGCGATCACCGGCAAGCCGGTCGATCTGCTGAAACAGGACGGCCCGACCGTCGCCGAATTCGTCAAGGCCGGCTATCTGGCAAAGAACTATCCGCCGGCCGGCTATGCGTCCAAGAGCACGGCCGAGGAAATCGCCGATGCGATCAAGGCCGACGAAGCGGCCGCGACGGCCAAGGCGAAGAGCCCGGAAAGCGTCAAGGCCGCACTTGACACGCTGGACCCGGCCAATGATGAGGACTGGACGGCCGCCGGCTTGCCGGCCATGGGTCGGATCGAAGCGCTGACCGGCACCAAGGAAATCACGCGCGCCGAAGTCACCGCGATGTTCCCCGAGTTCAAGCGGCCTGATCCGGCGGCCGGCAAGGGCAACGACGCCGGCGGCGACAATGGCGGCGCGCCGAACGCCGGCGGCGGCCGTAGCGGGCCGCGCACCAACAACCGCTGATCGCCTCAACGAACAGACCTTCCGCAATCGTGCGGAAGGTCAGCCGATCCCCGAGGAAGCCCGATGCAAAGCCTGAGTCCGATCCTGATCACACCGCCGGCGGCCGAGCTGATCACGCTGGACGAAGCGCGCCGGCAAGTGCGGCGCGATGATGAAGATGACGACGCGGTGATCACGTCGCTGATTGCGGCGGTGATGTCGCGGCTGGACGGAGTCGACGGCATCCTTGGCCGGGCGCTGATCATGCAAACTTGGTCGCAAGCCTTCGATGGCTTCCCGGTTGGCGCGGCGCTATGCCTGCCGCTTGCCCCGGTGATCGATGTCGTATCGATCGTCTATCGCGATCGCGACAATGCCGAACAGACATTCGCCGGCGCGAACTATACCGCGCACAACGCGGCCAAGACCGCCTATGTGAAGCTGGATTACAACGCCGCATGGCCGGCGACCTATGACCGCGACGATGCCGCAACGGTACAATTCCGGGCGGGATATGGCGCGAACGCGGCGGCGGTGCCGGCGGCGATCAAGCATGCCGGACTGATGCTCTTGGCGCACTATTACGAGAACCGCGAAGCGGTGCTGGTGGGCACGATTTCTGCCGAATTGCCCATGGGCGTCACGGCGTTGTTGCGGCCGTTCATCCGGCCGCATTTCTGACCAGGCCAACGAAAGGGAAAACACCATGGCACGGACTTTGACGGGCAGCATCAAGGCGGCTTTCGGGCTGACCTATTTGGGCGATCTGGACTTCGGCAGCAACAAGGCGCTGTTGCCGTTCGCGGCCGAACTGGCGATCGGCAACGGCACCGGAAACGGGCAAGGCAATCTGGCGTGGTGGGATCACCGGTCGCTTGCCGCCAGCACGACAGAGGACCTTGACCTGACCGGCGGCGGGTTGCTCGATCCGCTCGGGGGCGCGGTGGCGTTCACGAAGGTGAAGGGCATCTATGTGAAGGCCAAGGCAACCAACGGCGGCAACCTCGAAATCGGCGGCGATGCGAACAGCGTGCCGTTCCTAAAGGCGGCCAACGACATCGTGGTGCTGGCACCGGGGCAAGCATTCCTGCTGACCAACCTTAACGCCGGCTGGACGGTCACGGCGGGCACCGGCGACATCATCCAAGTGGCCAACACCGACGCCGGGGCGGCCGGTGAATACGATATCGCGCTGATCGGGCTTAGCTGATCCATGGCCGGCGCGGGTGATCTTGATCGTCGCATCCGTTTCGAGCGCGAAAGCCTCGGGCGCGATGACATGGGCGGCGTGACCGGCGAAGGCTGGGCACCGCTCGGGACGGTTTGGGCCAACCGCGCCGATGCCTCGGATGGGGAAACCTTCAAGGCCGACGAAACCGCCGGCACGCGGGTGACGCGCTTCAAGGTGCGATCGTCCAGCATGACTCGAGCCGTGACGACAAAAGATCGCATCGTGTTCGCCGACAGGATCGCCGGCGAACAGCTCTATGAAATCCTCGGGTCAAAGGAAACGGCCGAGGGGCGCAACCGCTTCCTCGAATTCTCGGCCGTGGTGCGCACCGACTGGACCGATCGATGACCGACACGAAAACCGCCATGACGTTTTCGATCGACGGGCTGAAAGAGGTCGATGCCGCGTTGTCGGAGCTGAACCGGGCGACGGCGCGCAACGTGGCGCGGCGCGCCTTGCGCAAGGTCGGCATGGTGATTGCGGAAGCGGCGAAGGCGCTTGCCCCCGACGATCCGGCGACCCCCGCCCCTGATCTTCACAGGTCAATCGCGGTATCGCCGCGACTGATCAACAAGCGGGGGCTTTCCGACTTCGCGAACGAAATGGCGGCGACCGGCGATCGCGGCGCGGCGGTTGAGGCGATCCGCTCGGCCCGTCGCAAGGGCGACGGTGATGCGCCGATCGTGACCATGTTCGTCGGCCCGGCCAACCTTCCGGCACGCTATGCGCATCTGGTGGAATTCGGGACGGCGCATAGCGCCGCGCAACCGTTCATGACGCCGGCATGGGAAGCCAACAAGAACAAGGCGCTCGATATGGTCGCCGATGAGCTGCGCAAGGAAATCGCGGCGGCCGCCGCACGCGCGGCCCGCAAGGCCGCCAGGCTGAGGGGGAACGGCTGAAATGGAAGAGGCGATGTTTGATCTGTTCCATCTTGACCCGGCGATCGCCTCGGCCGTCGCGGATCGCATCTGGCCATTGGAGCGCGAACAGGGATCGAAGTTGCCGGCGATCACCTATCAGCGCACCGGCGGCAACCGCGACTATGACATGCAAGGCGCGACGGGCTTGGTCGAATCCCGCTATCTGATCTTTTGCTGGGGCGAAAAGACGAACAAGAAATCGGCATACAAGGCGGCAAAGGAAGTCGCCCGGCTGGTGGTGAAGCGGTTCACGCCGGAAGGCGGATTCCGCGAAACGATCGGGTCAACCAAAATCCAAGGCATCTTCATCAACGGCGAAGATGACACGCGCGCCGATGGGGCAACCGGCACCGGCGTGGCGCGGGTCTTTCTGGATTGCACGTTCTGGCACAAGGAACCCTAGGGGGCACTGACATGGCACATGACGACGCAATCGGACACGGCACGCAAGTGCGGCGCTCCAATGACGGCACGGTGAACGGCACCTTTCTGACCGTTGGCCGGGTCCGTGACGTGACCCCCCCGCCGCTGGCACGGGATACCGTCGAAACGACCGACATGGAATCGGAAGATCGCTGGGAAGAATTCATCGGCGGCATCAAGCGTTCGGGCGAGCTGTCGTTTGACATCACGTTCGATCCGGGATCGACCGAGCCGACCG